CCGTTGTTGATCGGCATTTGCTTGAGCAATTTTTGCATTATTTCTCGCAACTGCGGCTTGATAGTTTGCTTGAGATTTTGCAGCATTCCCTTGTTGAACACTGGAAACAACTCCCATTGTTGTAGAAAGAGCAGCACCAACAACAGATGTAACAAGTGCAGTAATCCCGAAATCACACATTATGCTTCAAGCTCCGCTAATTTTGTTCTGATTTCGATAATTTGTTCAACTGATGATTTTTTGTCAGCATCTTCAATCATGATGTTTTTTTCAACAGCTTTAGTAATTTCATTATCAAGAATTTTTAAAAGTTCAGCTTCTGTTTTCCCTTCTAAATCAGAACTATAATTTACTGGGTTTGTATTTTGTTCTACAGGATCACCAGAAGTAGGATTTCCTTGTTGTTCAGGTTGAACAGGAGTTTTTGTTAAAACGGAAGTTTGTGTTTTATCTGGGGTTTGAAAATTTTTATCAACAGCTTTACCCCATACCGGAACTGAATCACTTTTAATATTGACAATTGAACCGGGTTGAACAATTGTTCCGTTAAAAAATATTTTTCTTATTACTTTTACTTTCATTGGTTTTTCTCCTTTTATATTTTGAATATTCAGAAATGCCAGTGTATTTTTACTAACTGGCATTTCTAAATTTCCGATGAATAATTACTACATATCTTGATAGGAATTATCGTGAGCAACGATAATACCTGATGTAATTTTGCCTGCGGTTGCAGAACCTTCAACAATATAATTTAATCTCATATACCCGCGGTTACCTGCCGGAACTTGTAAAATCGGGAACCTATAACCTGAAACCAATTGAGCCCCAGAAGTAGGTGCAGTTTCAATAAGAGTAACTTTCTCTGAAAAATCTTTTGTTTCTGATGTTTCAATCGCAACTTTTAAAGAAGTAACTCCCTCAAATTTTTCTACAACCTGAATCAGTAAAGGTTTAGGAGTACCGTAAGAAACTTCTTTCAAACGTCCTTCAGGAGTCATTTTAATGACATTATCTGATACTACAGTTGATTTAATTTCCTGTGCATCAGAAAAAATATTTTGTTGATCTAATAACATTTTTATTTCTCCTATTTTTAGTTAGCTAAATATGGGGGAATTTTAGCCTCATTCCCCCGAAAGAGGTGTGTTATAAAAGAAAGGAATAGTAAAAGTTAAAGCTTAAGCTTAAGCAGCTATAGGTTTAACAACTTGCTCTTCTGTATTTAACAATTTATTGCAAGGTTTGATAGGAATACCCAAGAAGTCAACAATCTTCTTACCCGCATAATCGTTCAATGTCAGATACAAGTTACTTTTGTTCATAACTTGTTTATGCAAAGCTGTTCTCAATCTACGATTGCAGTAAATAACGGTCTTTCCGGTTTTATTGTAGTCATCAATGAGGTTGTAAGCTTCAACCATTTTTTCAATAAGATTAGGAATATTGAGACCTTTTTGAGAAACATCAATATTTGCAATACGGCAAGTTGAACGATAATCTCTCACCGATAAACCAACATCCCATTTGAAGTGGCTTCTGTAAACTTCAAACATTGTTCCATTTGGAAGAGTCTTTGTCTGCTGTCCTTTGTCTTCTTGCTGTAATCCAGCTTTAGAACCTTTAGGGTATAAAAGGTGAGTATGTAAATCCCCCCAGGTAATAAACCAAATAGACGCAAGTTCATTGCCTGTTCCGCCTGCATCGATTACCCAGTTACCGATTGATTTTTCATCTCCGTCTGGAGCAAGTTTATTGTAACGATTTGCAAGCCCGTCAAAGGAGGCTGGATTTGTTTTTTTGTTACCATAGAATAAGTTTTCCTCTACGGTCTGATTCATAGATTCCAAGAACCCTTGAGATTCATTTAATCTGAATTGATTTGTGTCATTATTCAAATCTGCAAGAGCCTTATCTACTTCGGAATAAACTTCAAGCATCCCTGTTGTATCAGTTATTTGTGTATAATCACCTTTTGAACATGAAACACCGCCATAGAACGACCTAAATTCAACATCAGGCAAACCGTTCCTTACGGTTGTTTTGTGATCTTGTCCGTTGTTACATTCTTTGACAACAGCATCTTCTAAAATGGAAGATGATTCAGATAAAAGCTCAATAATGCTGCTTGTAATTTTACCGCCTTCGGTTTGAGCTAATCTGTCTTTGATGGTTAAATAGGTTTCCCCAACTACTGGCATAATTTTCTCCTTTTATTTTGCGGATATTACCGGCACAAAAAGCAATAAGCGATGCCAAAGGTAAATCCAATGTTGTAATACAATGAGTATTTACTGCACTCTTACAGAACTAAACTTAAAATCAACCTAACTTAAATTACTGGTCATTTTTGACTGTTTTATCAAATAACAAATCAGCCATTCTTTCTGGTTTTCCTACAGGATGATTGACATCCGGAATAGAATCAGATATACATAACTTCCCAATTGCATGGAAAGTTCTTATAAAATCAGGGTGTTTAGTTAAACCCTCTTTTTTTATGAGTTCCTGAAATCCTTTTGTTGCAACTTTTGAAACACCTATGTTTGCGGTGTTAAGATATTGATTATAATTTTCATCATCCATTTTGCTAAATTCATCATCTTGCAATAGCATCTGTTCATAAGAATTTGATTTTGCACGTTGCATTTCTTCAAGAGCATCTGATGTTTTCTGCATATTTTTGCCTGTAAGTTTCACTGCTAGTTGAACCAGTTCATTGGCAGATTTTTGTGAAAGATTTAATTTCTTAGCTACCGGATTAAATTCCTCAATCAACTCATTATCAAGCTGCATATTTTCAGGTAGTTGAATTTCTGAATAATCATAAGTTTCAGGCGAGCCATAAACTTCAATTTCTTTTTGTTCATCAGGATTATCAGAGCCGCTTTGCGGATTATCATCCTGCAAATTATCTTGTTGCGGATTGTCCTGTGAATTTGGTTGCATTTCTTGTTGTAGTTGTTCAGTTTCCTGTTGTTCTTTTTCCATTTTTAATTCTCCTTTACAAGTTCCATGTACTTTTGCGGGTTGGCTTTTAGAATGTTATCCAAAAGCCATTGCCCTTTTTCTCTTTTCCCCAGTGTCATAAAAATTTCTTTATCGTTTGCAGAACGATTTAATCCTCTATCAAAAGCTCCGAACTCATTAAGAAGTATTTTGATAAGTTTAAACCCATCATCTGAAACGAGAACATTGTTCAATGTTAATAATTCTTCTTTGTCCATTACCCAACCCCTAAGCGTGTCATTAAATCTCCACCGATTGAGTCAATCCCGCCCATATTCTTAATCATTTCAGAACCTTGCTGCAATGATTGCATTTGCTGCTGCATTTGCTGTTGTTGTGCTATTTCAGCACGTTTTTTATTGACTTCATCAGTTGATTTAAGATGTTCCGGACTTATATTGGCAATTTCCGCGTAATCGTCAACAATTTTATCTGCATTGATTTTATATACAAGTGTCGGGTCAACAGCTTGTGCTAGGTTAGTTGTAAAAGTTGTAAATCTTTCAATAGAAGAAATTCCTTTAACCTTTTGAGCGAGAGCAAGTGCTGAAACAAATTCAACTTCAATGTCTTCCTGTTGGATTATATCAGGTGGAATTGGCATTATACCCGTTTCTATAGTTAAGAAGAAAATAAAATCCTGAACACATCTCAAACCTTTATGAACTTGATCCAATAGAGGTGAAAGAAGAACCATTTTTTCTTCTTTAATTTCATTAACTTCTGTAGCTGTTCTGCCTCTATCTGCAGTGTTTAATATAACGGCAAACAAATCATTGTAAAAATGTTCTTTTATAGCGTTTCTTAACCTGTCATTATCTTGATCAAGTTGAAGTATCTTTGGCGGCACTTCGTACACCGGAGTAATACCGCGTCCGTTATCATCATCATCAATAACATAACCGGGTGCATCATTAAGCCCTTTCTTTTTCTGCAATCCGGCAGGACCTCTATACAGAGGAGAAACAATTTTTTTCAAAGCTTTTGAATATTCTCTCACCTGCATCATAAGTTGTCTGGCATCAGGTAATGCTTCTATCCCCGGACAGTTTGATGGATAGTTGTCTTCGCCGTTTACTTCTGCTTCAAATATTGCAAAAGGAAACCTATCATAACCTGATAACTTAAGGAATTTATCTTCACCGAGTTGGTATGTTGCTGATATAAATTTTTTATGACGGGCAAGCGGAGACTTTGGATTATATTCTTTGTTTGGTTCAACAAAATAAACAATATGAAATAATGAATCATATCTATTATTATCATAAGCATCTTTAACGGCTTGAGAACAATTATGATACCCGTATTTTTTAACAATATTTTGAGCATTTTCTTTATAGTGCCTGCAAAGTGTATCAGGTTCCCCTCTATGGTCTTTTGCATATCGGTAAGAGCCGATAGGAAGCACTTTAAAATTTACAACGGTTCTATAATCAAATTCCATTGACATGCAAGCAAATCCGAAAGTGCCAAGATGTTTATAGATTTCAAGTTGAGATTGATAGAAGTTTGAAGCTGCTAAGATTCTTCGCATTAGTTCTTCTTGCTGATTGATCCAGATTTTTACTTCATGAATATCATTGAGTTCCTTTTTCTTTGTTTGGATTTTGAACCAGCGTGTTGCCGCGGAAGTTGCTCCGGATTGCATCCCTGATGAAAAGTTTTTAACAGCAGTAGTAGTAACAGAATCAAGAATTTTCTTTGATTTTTTGATAGGTTTATTTACATTATCAACAAGAAATCTTGTTGCTCTGGTTAGAAAATAATCAGATAAAGATTGCAAATCCGGTCGGATTTGTTCAAATATTCTATCCATTTGTGCTTTTCTTATATTGAAATATCGAGTTGTATAAGAAAAGTTTTTCGGTTTCCTTATTTGTTCCTCTTTACTTTCTGCTATTTCAATGCCGTTTCTAACCATTGAACTAATCCCCTAACAATCCTTTTTTCTGTGTAGTTGTATTTTCATCAAGTAATCCTCTTGATGATGTTCTCACGTTTCTATTAGATGAAGACGTACCACCTAGCAAAGATTTTCTGTTTGTGTTAGCCTCTTCAATAACTCCTCTTGCAGAAGTTTTAACATTTTTATTTGCAGCAGAAGCCGCAGTGTTTCTTGTATTCGCAGAAGCTTTTGAAACTTTTGCATCGGCAAGCGTCGGAGTTTGCACGGTTTCAGTTTTTGCGTCAGGAACGGAAGGTGTTTTTGGAGTAGAACACATAATAATCCCCTTTCTATTTGTTAAATTAAAATCCTTCATACGGGTCAAAATCGGTTGTTATCGAACAATAGTTTTGACTTCTGTTTTGATTAAAATATTGCGGATAATAATAAATCCCATACATAGCCATCATGAGAGCATCTGCAAAGTCCGGTGATTCATTTTGTTCTTTTCTTATATCGTGTTTATCGAGAATAAAGAGTTTAGGGTTATTTTTACCATTTCGGACTTTAATATATTCAATTTGCCTAGCGGTGTTATAGCAGTTAAGTTTAAGAAATTCCCCTTCCAACATCTCTTTAAGTGCCATATAACCGTCAGTTCTTGCGTTTCCGTTCTGCATATTTTTTGCAGCCATCGCTCCACGAAAAGCAACTACATTTTCTAAACTGTTTTTGAGTGAACATATAATCGGGTATCCTAACCCGTCAGCATCACCAATAAGGAAGTTTGGTTTCCACTTTGCATAAAGGCTCATTATCTTGCCTTTGGTTATATCTGTATCTTTTTCACTCCATGTAACAGTTTCAATATCTTCCCAAACATTTGTTGATTGCTGAACAACAAGCTTAGCGACACATAAATCCCCGCCAGAAGCTGATAAATCCACGGCCATTACAGAATTAGCAGGATGATTTTCATTATTCCATTTCAGGCTTAAAGCTTTTTCAATCTTTTCTGATGAAACAAGATAGTTTGAACCCTGATCCATAGGCAGCCCCAACCAGATATGGTTGTAATCCGCAAGATTTTTTTCTTTACATTCGTTAGCCTCGTCAATAAGTTTTTGTGGACAATATGGATTTTCAAAATAATTGATATGCACATGAAAACAATTTGAACGAGAAGTGCAATATTGATATACCGCATCAGATTTAACATACCTGTTCATTGTGAAGATGATAATAGAATTTGGTTTTCTTATTGTCGGAACAATAACATCAACTGCACGTTTAGTAACAGTTTCAGCTTCGTCAATCCAAAGTATATCAACACCTTCAAGACCTTTAATGTTTACAATATCCTGCTCTCTAAAACCTTTAAAAAAGATTACTGAGCCGGTTTTTCTGTGAACAATCTGATTCTCTGAAATATCCCAATCAAGATTGTATTGTTCTATAAGATATTTAAAGAGTTCAAGAACCGATTGTTTAACAGAATCTTTAATAACACGACCGACACAAACACGGACTTTTCTTTTTTCGCCGATGTATAAAATAATTCTTCCTATAGAATGAGTTTTGCCGGAGCCTCTTCCACCTTCAATGAGAAATAAAGAGTATTTGTTTAGATTAAACAAGACCGGTAATATTTTAGGCGGGAGATTAAGCATTGCAGGAAGAACACAAGCTGCCTTAATCTGATTCATCACTATCAGCCTCTATATCATCACCGATTACAAGCTTTAAGGCTTCACCGTTTAATTCAACATCGCTCATCTGCATAACGATTTGATTACTTATTGCAGCATCATCTTTCATCAGCCCCTTGAGTTTAATTTTCATTTCAACGGCTTTATTTGCAGCTGCAACATTAGGTCTTCCATCTTTATCCCTACTTTCAAGAGCAATCAGTTTAAGCTCGTCGCATTCTCTGAACGCATCATCAACCGTGTATTTTATTTCCTGCTCAATATGTTCTTGAATAGTTTTCCTATAATGTTCGATCCATAGGGTTATCTTAGGGTTTTTCAGCAATCGTGAACCTTCAACGCAACAAGTAGCGGTACTTCCGGAAGAATTATAAGCACTTCTGTATGCTTCTGTTGCGTTATTAAGCTTGATATATAGAACAACAAAATCGCTTTGTTGCTTTGTTAATTCAGGTAATTGTTCAGCTTGCATAATACCCTCTTGAAGCTCCCGCTTTCAAAAGGATACAGAACTAAGGCGAGGAGGATTCGCCTTTGTTCTGATGTGTAAAATAAGAAGAGAGAGCTTAACTAAATAATTTTTTAGATAACTTTTTATTGCCGTTAAAATCAGAAGAATATTGTCTAACCTGTGTAATATCACCTTGTTTATTTTTTATTTCGACATTTACACCATAAATCCAACCGTAAAGATTGTTATGCTCAATATTTGATATTGTAGTTATTCTTCTTTTTTTTTCTCGAAAAATTGTTTTAATTGCTTCAATACCGTTGATATTGTTTGTAAAAATTTTCCCGTCATTAAGTCGTTTTTCAATTAAAAGAACCACATCACAACCACATACAGGACATTTTGCTGTATAGAGTTTTCTTGCAGTAAAACCTTTGATGTCTTTTAAAATCCACAATTCGCCGGACTTAATTTCATTATTACAACAAATAAGCACAATATCTCTCTCTTTCTACCTCAAGATTTCGCCAACTCCCGCATTGCTTTCGCACGGCTGTCCTCTTGAGAGAACTCCGAATAAGTAAAAATATTCTGACTTCAATTTGAAGAATAAAAAATTTTTTAGAAAAAATCAAGCCCTCAATTTTTAAGAAAAATTTGTGTAAAAAAATTTTTTTATTCATATTTTTTTATAATTTCTCATATCTTTTCAAAATTGATAAAAATTTATATTTACATTTCTTAATGAATTATATCTTTTTCAATATTTTGTATCTCGGATGAAAAAAAGAGAAAAAATAAATATACTTTTTGTTCTTAGTTATAAAGAATATATTTATATATTCTTTATTATTTATTTTCTTTTATTTAATTTTATTTTATTTATAGCAGAAGAAAAAATTCTGCTCGCAGAATTTTATTTTTCTGCGAGCAGATTTTAAAGCATACTTAATCGTAAATTATCTACTTGACTTATTGTCTCTAATACGATACAATATATAATATGAAAGAAATAATCTATTATCAAACTATAGAGGGGAAATGTCCTTATATAGACTGGTATAATTCTCTTGATATGCAGGTAAAGATTAGAGTTATCGCCAGATTAGACAGACTAAAGTCAGGTCATTATGGTGAAACACGCAAACTTGCGAAATCTGAATTATCAGAATTAAAATTCAAATTTGGTAAAGGATACAGAATTTATTATAAAGATTTAGATGATTGTTTGATTATCTTTTTATCAGCAGGGGATAAATCAGGTCAAAAATCCGATATCAAAAAAGCAGAAAATTTTTATCAAGATTATTTAGAAAGGTTAAATAGCAATGAATAAATATGAAAAAACAAAATCAATAACAGTTTCTCACGATGACTTTGTGCAGGAACAACTACAAGATATAGAATTTCAAAAAATGTATTTAAATAATGCTATTCAGGAATTTATAACTGATGGAGATTATGACGTGTTCTTTATGTCTTTGGAGCGTGTTGTCAGGGCTAGAGGCAGCATAAGCGAATTTTCACAAAAAACAGGAATAACGAGACAAGCTCTATACGAAATGTTTAAAGGAGAAAGAGTTCCGCGTCTTGATACTGTAGGTAAATTGTTAAAGGAACTTGGATATACTTTACAAGTTGCATAATTTTTTAAATTCTTGCAAAAAAAAAGACTGCACAATTTGTGCAGTCTTTTTATGGTAGTACAATTATAGTAACATATTTGTATTATTTTGAACTTTGAAAATTTAACCACAGGAAAAGCCTTACTGAAAGGAACTCACCGACAAAAACACTTTAGACTTCGGGTTTGTTCCGACTAGGAAGGGGGTCTATATGAATGATTTCAATTTGAGTTTATTTTCAAGGTATTACAAATAAATTCGTTATGTTTCTTCATGATTATCTTTACGTTGTAATTCCCGTTTTCTGCGAATTTCTTTTTCTGTATCAAAATAAGATGGTGCATCTTTATCAAGTAAAAACAATACTATCATTGTGATATGTATCAGATAGTCATATATTCCCAGAGCTATAGGTTTTCCTGTAAAAAACAATCCTATTGAAAAAGAGCAGAAAGTTGAAAATAAAAAAACTAAAATACACCACCCTTTTGATAATCTCTTTTTTAAAATAAGCCTAATAAGTAAAATTATCACCCCTACCGGTAAAATGTCTCCGATTATAGCACCGATTATTATAGCTAAAATGTTCATATATACTCCATTATTTTATTAGCCACATGACCTATATTTTGACTGATTATCCTTCCGTTTTTATATGAAGAAAGGAGTTCAGTATGACAAAAGAAGAACTGACTAAAATTTTGTACGCACTTAAATATGTATATGGTGAATATGCAGGAAAGGTATTATTTTGTAAGATTTTAGATCTAATCAACTGATATACCTTTATCTTTAAGCATTTTTTCAACTTCTTTGAAGATTTCAGTTTTGATATCTTCATATTTTGCTGGTAAATATAAGCTGCCTAAACCTCCGACCAGATAATTCAAATCGACATTAAAGTCGAGTAATAATTTACGTTGAACTTCTAATGAAATAAATGTTTTATCATTTTCAACAGCTGATACCGCTGATTTAGTAAGCCCTATTGATTTGCCAAAAAGCTCCTGAGATAAGCCTGTTGAGTTCCTTAATTCTTTAAATCTTTGTCCTGTTGTTGCCATGGTTTCTACTCCGTTTATATGAAGTTTTGTAAAATAGTACATAATTTATTGACATTTGTCAATTATTTATGTACAATACCTTTTGTAATCAATTATTGATTTATTGATTGAATAATACCACAAAAACACGAGAACGGCAAAATTTGCCTGTTATTTCGTGCGGTTTAATTTGCTAAAAAAAGCAAAGAAAGGCGGGTTTATGAAAGATGAAGATATGATAAGAACTTCGGTTCAATTTTCGGAAAAACAAATAAATCAGATAAACGAAATAAGATTTTCTGAACGATTTATGTCTAAGGCTGACGTAATAAGGAAAGCTTGGGATTATTTTGTTGCACACGAATATCCACAATTAGTGAACTAAAGATAACGTGAAATTTAAAAGAAAGGGCAGAAAATGAAAATTAAAACATTACCGGCAGTAGTTTTTTTATCAAACCTATATGAAAACTACAAACAAAAACAAGATGATATCAAACAACGTAAATTGTGTTTTTTATATCGTCAGGCATATAACAATTTTTATGAACAGTATTTAATCAAACATACATTGAGATGTAAGCTAGAAATTGATTTGCCACCTTTTTTGTATGCCGAGCGGGATGCACGTGCTAAAGCTATTGAAGTAGTACTGCAAGTTGCGAAAGATAACAGAATAAACCAATGTTATTCAGCACGTATCAAGGAACTTCGTAAGATAGGACTTTAATAATGGCAAAAGTTTCAGAAATAATAGAGCCATATTTTTCTCATGATATTTCATCCCGTCAAGACAGAAGCATTATCTTACTGATTGATGAGATGGGATATGAAGGTTACGGTCTATTCTGGGCGGTAGTTGAATTTATGCACAGAAATAAGCTAAGAGTCGGAGAAGAAAGACTTGTTGCAGGCAAGGATTATGCCGATAAAATACATCAAATTCTTAACGAATTTGAACTATTTAGAATTTCAGATGGTGAATATATTTCTGACAGAATCCTGGAAAATATCAGCAAACAAAAAGAAAAATCTAAAAAGGCATCAGCCGGAGCTTATGCAAAGCACGCATTATCTGCGCTAAAAAAAGCACATATTGAGGTATTTGGTATTGAACCAGTATTGAATGATGAGGAAACCAAAGTTTTCTTAAATTACTCAAACAAGATTACCAATTTAAAAGATCGCTTACCTGATCTTTTATATACTACTCAAAAATTAAAATTTGAAAACAAACCTGATTTTAAAGGCTCAATAAACTGGTTATTAAAACAGGGCAATTTAACACAAATGCTTAACGGCGGTTTTGGAACCATAAAAAGTTGGCAAGCACATAAAGAGCAGTTAGCAAAAAAAGAAAAATCCAAGCAGGGAATCCAAGCTGCGTTTGATATCGACACCGTTGATTCAAGAGCAAAGGCAGAAGATTTGGTGTTAACTCATTCAAATTTTGATACTACGACAAACAAATTTATTGTTGAACCGGAATATACCGGCTTAATTAGTAAATTCGATTTATCCAAAGATATGTTACGCAAAAAGAAGATTGAAAGAATTAGTCAAGATGTTTAAGAAAAATATGCAAAAGGAAATAAAGAAATATCAAGGAAATATTTACTATTTTGATAAAGATAGCAAGCAAATACTTCCTGCTGAATGGATAGTAAACCTTGATAGCTACAATCATTTTGAATATGAATTGCACCATTATGTGCCATATACAGATTGGGAACATAATACAAAAAATGTGCGTGAACAGGTAAATAAAAACCGTTTGATATTATTACCAAAAGTAATGCATCAACATCTTGAAAATCCTTTATATAAATTATCCAGAAAAGATTTTGAAAGAGTTTACGGAATTGATCCAATAAACCTACTGTTCGATGTAAATAATCGAACAATAAAACATGAACAAACCCAAACAGAGTCGGAAGGACTTAATATTATGATGATTTCCGGCTCTCTTTTCTTAACAGAAGATGATTTATCTTGTTTTGACGGTTGTAAATTCAGTGCGGGGTGTAGATAGTATGAGCAAAAATAAACGAATGACTATTAGTACAAAAGTTGTAAAAGTATTAGAAAAAAATAAATGGTACGAACGCAGTCAAAAATATAAATGTGCATTCACTTGCGAAAGCAGGTCAGGCACCCCAAGATTATGCGTTGCCTGGCAGAGGTTCCCGAATTTGAATGAGGGAAATGAAGCTATACTTACAGGCAAGCTTATCAACAATGTATTCATGGTGTGGGATATGAAAATGCGAATACCGACCAAAGAGGAACAATGACGGAATATTTTAAAAGTGAAAGAGAATTTTATAATAAATTTCCCAGTAAATTTTATAAATGTTCGTATTGCAAAAGAATAACCGCAAATCCTTATTACTGTATTCAGTGCGGGAGACAGGCAAATCAATTGTTTAATAACGATACATATAAAGTAAAAATCAGCAATAAGCCCGAAGAAAAAATATTTAAGCCAATCGAATTGGAGAAAGGATAAAGGTATGGCAGAAGAAAAATTAAAGTTTATGGATATGTTATCAATGATGCGTGTTATCGACGATGATGACAGGGTTAGGAAATTTAAGGATTGTGTTGAATCACAATTCGACCTTGTATCAAAAAAGGTTGCTGAATATGGAAAAGATGGAAAGCTTGTAATTGAAGTTAAATTTCAATGCGACAAGAAAAACAAAAACGGAGTAAACATTTTTGCGGAAGTCAAAAAGACAATTCCAAAAGGAGTTCAATGTAATCCTTTTTATAGAGATTGCAGAACTGGCGGACTTTATCTTGATGATCCTGATCAGATGAAATTATTTGATCAAAATAAGGTTTCAAAAATAGGCGGTCAGGATTTAGCCGCACAGAATGACAAGTAGTACAAATTGCAGATTAGTTGTAAAACCTGCACAAAATCCAAGAAGGAGAAAAACAAATGGAAGAAAAAATTATTGAACAGGCAATCGATGCCTTGAAAAATCAAAAAAGACCTGAACTTATTGACTGTCCTGTTTATGGACAATATTCATCAACATCTAAGACATTTATGTATAACGATGAGCACCGACAATATGAAGCAAAAAAATCCAAGCCTAGTAATAAAGTAGTACGAAGTGTAAAAGCATTTGCTCAAATTATTGCCGAAGAATTAAGACGTAGAGAAAATTCAACAGGTGATAGGGCAACAGTTTGTATAAATATGTCCGGTGGCGAGTTTATTCCGGATGATAATTTTGGCGGAACATCAATAAATTTTGACAGATTAAATTCTCAACAATGGAAACTTATTAAAAGCGGCATCAATACAAGAATGGATCATAAGCAATTTTTATTGTTCTTGCAGGGTTTAAAACCGAGTATTGCATATTTTAATGATGTTTTTCGCAGTTTTGCGACATTAAGAATGATTGGTAAAACAGAATTAACTTCCAATCCTGTATTCACAGAAGACGGACAAACTTCCGGATATACCTGTTCATATAAATTAGAAGACGGAACAACAGGGGAAGATAGATTCCCGACTGGATTTGTTGCAAATGTTCCGTTCGCAAAAGCCGGCGACAAAAATTATGATATCAAGATTGATTTATTATTCACCCGCAGTGAAGATAATGAAATTGAAATTGAAGTTCTGTGTCCGGAATTTGAAAACATCGAAGAACGGGCAATTATTGACGAAGCTGAATATATCAAACAAGAGACTGAAAGTTATTCTGACTTACTTGTTTTATCAGATTTCTAGCGACTTGCGAGCAGAGAATGAAAGCGGATGCGGACTTGTTTAATGTAATCAAGTTAAAACAAAATTCCGAAACAGGCAACATCTGCCCGTTGCCTGTCTGTGAGTCAAACTCACACTGATGAGGAATAGATAAAAGAAAAGGAGTTCAAATTATGACAACAACAATTACTAATGCAGACAAACAAACAAGAGAGGAATTTACAAAAAAATTTAACGACAAAGATTTTTGTGCAATAAAACACAGGCTGATTTTTGAAGTAGTTGAGTTTATTCCAATGAAAGAATTTAACAAAAAGACTGTAACTGCTGAAAATTATGAAAAAGAAAAAACAGAGTACATTAAGCAACATAGTACTAACTTATACGAACAAATGCAATCTTTTAATAAGGAGATTAGTAAGCTGGGGCTGTATGTAGAAATAATGTCTCAAAAAGCTAAAGAATATTTACCTTTTGAGGGGTTGTCATCATGGCTGAAAGAGTTAAAGCCGAAAGAGCTTATTAAGGTACTAGAAGAACTTACCCCCCCCCCGAAATGTTAACAATGATTCCGAAACAGGTAAGTTACAATAACTTACTTGTCTATAAGTCAAACTTATACTGATGAGGAATAGAAAAGAAAAAGGAGAAAAATTTATGGCAGAAGAAAAAACACGTGATGACATTCTTAATGAAGAAATTGAACAAGAACATGCAAGTGCAAAAGCGTCAAGAATATTTGGTGAAACTGAACGACTTTATATAAAAACTTTAGATGAACCCGATATGAAAAATGGCGGAGTAAATCATCATTTTGCGATTTGTGAACAGAACTCAACAGAACCCTTGCAAATAATTAAATTTCAACACGGTCCTATTAAAGAAAATGGAATAAATGGTATCCAAAATGTGGATTTACTCAATATTGTAATTGACAATTTGCAACATTTTCAAAAAGGTAAATTTTTTTGTAGAGAAAATGATATGGCAATAACCAAACTTGAAGAAGCACTGATGTGGCTGAACAAAAGAACGGCTGAACGCGTAAGCCGCGGAGTTGAAGGCACTAATCAAATATAAATAATTTATCCATTTAAAACTTCCTAGCGGGAAATATCCCTAACATTTCCCGCTTTTTCTTAAAAGGTAGAAAGAAACATGAACGAAAAAACAAACGAACATCTTCATACATCCCAGGGAAATAACGACGAATGTTATACATATCGTTATGCAGTAGAACCGTTGTTGGATTATCTTGAGCCATACCGGAACAAAATTATCTGGTGTCCGTTTGATAGGAATGAATCAGAATTTGTAAAGGTATTCAACGGAAACGGATTTAATGTAATAAATTCACACATAGATTATGGACAAGATTTTTATAGATATGAACCAGAAAACTGGGATATTTTGATAAGTAACCCACCATTTTCAAATAAGACCAAGATGTTTGAGCGTGTAATAAGTTTCGGCAAACCGTTTGCAATTCTAATGTCAATGGCATATCTAAATGACGGAACTGCTGCAAAGACTTTCAAGGATATTGATTTACAGATTTTGAGTTTTAACAAACGAATGGAGTTTAAAAATCAGCCTGTAAATAAAAAAATCAATTTTCTTTCAGCCTATTTTTGCCGTGATTTTTTACCTAAGAATGTAGGAGTTAATTCAAAAATCATATTTTCAGACTTCAGGAATAGAGGTCAGATGAGTTTATTCGGAGGTAGTTATAATGCCAATGAATAAAGGATATTTAAAAAGCGGAAGAACAAAAGAATCTGATGAATGCCTGACACCAAGATATGTAGTAGAACCGATAATCAAATATTTAAAAGCTAAAAATTTTAAGAAAATTTGGTGTCCGTTTGATTTTGAGCATAGTTTATATGTCCGTATGCTAAAGGCTAACGGCTTTGAAGTAACTCATACACATATATTATCAGGTGGTGATTTCTTTGAAATTGATGAAACTTCTGTTGATTTTGATTGTATTGTGTCAAATCCGCCATTTACATTAAAAGATGAAATTTTAAAGCGTTTGTATGAAATCGGAAAACCTTTTGCAATTTTATTGCCGATACAAAGTTTGCAATCAGAAAAACGAACAGAACTTTTTATGGAATACGGTTTAGAATTATTAAGTTTCAATCAAAGAGCTTGCTTTTATACAAACAATGAATTGAATGAAATCAAATTCGGAAATCATTTTGCATCGGCATATTTTTGTAAAGGTATTTTGCCAAAAGACTTAATATTTGAATACTTATATCCCAAACAAGAAGGTTACTATTCTGCGGGGGGGTAACCATTAAAGTATATAATATCAATCATTTACAAGCAGCATAAAAGGAGAAATTTATGAACATATTATTATTTTTTGTAATCGGATTTATATTAGGCTTTGTATCATTTGGATTTATTGTTAGATTACCGGAAGTAGATAGTGAGGATTCAAATGACGAAAAGTAAAATGTTATCGAATGATCTTGTGGCACTAGAGAATAAATATCAGAAAAAGTGTGATGGTATCAAAAATATGTTAGAAATCAGACCGACAGAAAACGGGATGCAGATTTGGGAACATTGCAACCGAGCTTTATCTCAATTAAAAGATTACGGGCAGTATTTGAAAGGACGTTTTAATGACTACTCAAAGTCGTAGAGATATTATCGCAAATAAAATTTATAGAGAAATAAATAAATCTCCAGAATCAATTTCCAATTTTATATGTTGTGTAGTGGATGAATGCAGCATGTGGCAAATTGAAAGAATCCTGGCTTGTTACCATAACACTCTACCGCAAATCTATAAAGAAACAAAGAACTTAAACAACTAAAGGATGAACTAATGCTTACACTAAATTTAAAAAAAGAATGGTTTGACAAAATAAAATCAGGTGAAAAAACGCATGAGTATCGTTTATATAATAAATATTGGGAAACAAGATTATGTAAGCGTATGGACGATTACACAATCTGTTTTGCTTGTGGTTATCCCAGAAAAG